GTCCCTTATAGAGTATTACTACCAAAAAGGTAGAAAAGGATTCACCGCGTCCTCACGCCGCCGGTGGGCAGGCAGGTGATAAAGCCCACCATTTAATTAGATTGAGAGTGACGTGTTAACGTACTCTATAGGAGATAAGCATGGCAGATAATAAGAAAGGGCAGGGTTATAAAGAACTCGTGTCTGACGACCAAGTGATCGCACTGATCGACCAAGGTGTCGCAAACAGTATCGGTGACTGGTTGAACAGTTCTGATCTATCTAACGAGCGTCTCAAATCTACTTATGAATACGCAGGGGTTGCCGCTGGGCACCTCTCACCTCAAGGTGTTTCATCTATCGTTGATACATCTACTACTGAGGTAATTGAAGCTTATATTGCTGTCTTGTCTGAGTTGTTTCTGAACAACGGCAAAATAGCACGATTTGTCCCATTGGACGATCGACCCGGTTCATACAAAGCTGCACGTGATGCAGGTATGATCACAAACTATGCTATCTTCAAACAGAACAAAGGTTGGGAACAGATCCAGACTTGGATGAAGTCCGCGCTTCTATGGAAGAATGGGATCATCCGTTGGGACTTTGTAGAAGACTTTAAGTACAGTATCGAAGAGTACGAACGTATTGACCAAGTAGAGCTCGATCTTCTCCTCGCAGATGAGAATATTGAGATCATTGGTGACCTACAGTTCGAGAATGAGATTACAGGTCTTGATGCAATGGGTGGCGGCGGAGATGTAGAACTTATCTACGTTGATGTACGCCTGCGTCGTAAGACTGATAAGTCTCGAGTCAAGATGACTAACATTCCTCCTGAGAACTTCCGTATCTCTCGTGATGCATCATGCATTGAAGAAGCCGACTTCGTTGGCATTCAATCTGAGATGAGCCGTTCTGACATTCGTCGTGAATGGCCTGAAGTAGCAGAAAACATCGACAACTGGGATGAGCTCGGCTCTGACGCAGGTTGGTTGTCTGGAACTCCTCAGGATGTATCAGCACGTAAGTTGGTCACTGGCCAAAGCTCGTATACTGACACCCCTGATAGTTTTGGTCTAGAAGCTAACCGTGAAGTTACTGTAACCGAATGCTGGATTCCAGTAGATCGAGATGGGGATGGTGTAGCCGAACTGAAGCACTTTATCATTGTTGGCAATCACATTCTCTATGAAGAAGACGTTGACAGTGTTCCACTTGCTTCTCTTAGCCCAATCGATATCCCGCATGAGTTCTATGGTATGTCCATGGCAGACTTCTCGCGGTCAAGCACACTCGCATCTACAGCAATCCTTCGTGGTTTCATTGAGAACACTTATCTCACTAACTACTCTCCGAAGCTTGCTGATCCTAACGTTGTTGATTTCTCTGCTCTTCAGAATATGAAGCCAAAGCAGATCATCCCAACTAACGGTAACCCTAAAAACGCAGTTGCCCAGCTTCCACCTGAAGCTATCAGCTCCGGTACTGTTCCTCTACTCCAGCACATGCAGGTTATTAAGGAACAAGCGACTGGTATGAGTAAAGCAGCTCAGGGTCTACAGGATGAGTTGTTTGTTTCTGGTAACAGCCAAGCTAAGCTTTCACAGGTACAATCTGCTTCACAGCAGCGTATCCAGCATATCGCTCGTCGGTTCGCTGAGACAGGACTCAAACGTCTTGTCACAGGTATCTATAGTACTATGCGTGAGCATCTGCAAGTTAACATCAAGTATCTGGATGGTTCAACCTTCCGTGATGTAGACGTGCAGAAACTCCCACGGGAGATGGAATGTGAGATCTTCTTAGACTTAGGTGAGAACAGTAACTCTAACCTTATTTCTAAATATGGTCAGGTTGGTTCTCAGATCCTACCAGCTCTAAACCAGCAAGGTGCAGGCATGGTTATCAAACCAGAAGCCCCAGCAGTACTGGCAACTAAGCTCATTGAATCTATGGGTCTCGACAGCAATGACTTCCTTGAAGACTACACTGCTGATGAGTTCAAGGACAAGGCTGCTCAGAACGTCGAAGAGCAAACTAAGAAAAGTATGGAAGCTCAAGAGTTGGAAATGCGTAAAACTAACGCTGATGTCGAACTAGCAGAAGCTAACGTTGATTTCACAAAGTCACAATCGCGGAACACATCTGAAGACAACGCACGTTCTCTCGCTATCATGTTAGACAAGCATCACCAGGAATGGGCAGATCTCTCGATCAAGGCAGCAAAGGAAGGCATTCAGCCTCCAGTAAAGCCGAGCATCGAGGAACTTGTAGAGCTTGCTAAAACTCTTATGAATGCTGCGGCAGAACAAGAACAAGGGCCAGAGATGGCTGAAGAGCAACCAGGCGATCCTGAAATGATGGAACAAATGATGCAACAGGTACAACAACCCCAATAAGGAAACTAAATGGATAAGTATAGGAAGTCGGCCGAGAAGAGGCTCGATCCCAAGAAAGTACATCCCGACGCTCTGGCGAAGGAGGCTCTAGTTAATGCAGCCTTCGCCACACGCGAACGTGAGATGTTCTTTGAAAGTGCTTACGGGGATATCCTCGTACAGTATTTCATTGAATGGCTGAAGACTGAACCACATGAGAACAAGACGCGAGAGTTTATCTATAACTCTGCGTTGGCTCTAGGCGACGTTAAAGCAAAGATGGTTCAGTACGAGACGTACGGACGCAATATCCCTTATATGGAAGGAACTGAGGACAATGGCTAATCAACCTATTAATTACACTACTCTACTCAATAACGTAGAGCAGATGATCAACTTACTCGAGTATGACGCAATGCGTTCTGCGGGTAAGGCAAAAGTTAACGTACATCCTATACACGGTCTTTACGAACTTGCCGATCGCTACCGCGAGATGCTCACCAAACCTGTTGAGCCCACAGTAGTCAAGAAGCCAGTTAAGAAAGACGTGGAGGGATAAGTAAATGAATACAAAAGCAGAAGGTACTCTACCCAATCAAATGGATGACATGCCCGCAGCTGAACCTACGGAACAATCACTCCTTGATGCCGTACTTCGTGGATCCGAATTTCTAAAGGGTCCGAACGATGTGCCGCTACCAGATGAGGACGACTTTGTTGAGGTTCCGGAAGAGTCTGAATATGACGACGACGATTCAGATGATGCCGTTAGTGGAGAGGAGAGCGAGTTCGAAGATGATGAAGGTGAATATGAGGATGCCGGTGATGAGCCCGCTACCCAAGATGATTCAGTCTTTACTTCTGAGGATCTCGATCTAGACGCGAAGGTCATGGTCAAAATTGACGGTGAAGAACGCGCCGTATCTTTCGGGGATCTGTTAAAAGGATTCCAGACTGATGCACACCTTTCAAAACAAGGTCGTGAACTAGGCGAAGCACGCAAAGCACTTGATGAAGAACGCGCTGAACGCATGGGTGAGCTTGAAAAAGCTTCCGAGCTTTCAAACGCTATCATCATGGGTGCTGAGCAGGCCAAGGCACAAGAATTCCATGCAGTTGAAGCTGAAATTAAAAAGGCTCGTGCTGATGGAAACACATATGAGATCAATGACCTAAAAGACAAGCGTGAACAGATTCAATCTGAATACTGGGAAGCGCGACGTAACCGTGAGGGTATGCAAGAGTCATGGGAAGCTAAGAAAAAGGCAGACGCTGATGCTCTACTACAGACACAGCTCGCTTCATTCTCTGAAACTATCCCAACACTCATTCCGGACTTTAGTGACGAAGTTGCTATGTCTATCCGGGATTTTGCTATCGAACAAGGTATTGAGGAAGGCCTCCTCAGTTCTGTAGTCGATCCTATGGTCGTCAAGTTTATTGATGATTATCGTCGCCTTAAGCAAGGTGTTAACAAGGGAACAGCTAAACGTAAGGCAGCGCCTGCAAAGAAGGCAATCCCTGTTAAGAAATCTAAGTCTACTGCTAACAAGAAGCAGAATGCTGAATCACTACGGAAAGCTCGTGCGTTCAAAGAGAACTCGAGCCCCGAAGATCAAATGGCATTCTTGCGTGACTTTGCAAGCAAATCTCTCAATCAACGATAAAACTCTAGGAGTATTTTACTATGACTACTACAATTGGTGGACGCGGTACAGGCGGCCCAGGCTCGGGTCTTGCTGAAGAGCGGTTTCTAATGCCTGTATTTCAGGGCTGTCTGCTGC